CAGTAGATCTCCAACAACCTTTGTTTCCACCACCCATGACTTCTATATTGTTTTCTTTTGCATGGAATATTTGTTTTTTCAAATCTTCTCTTTGTTCAATTGTTCCCACACTTGATTTTATAAAAACATCTGCACGACATAGTGGTAACATATCAATGTTGTTATCTTGTTTCATATTCTGTTCTATCTCTGGTAAGTCGTTCATTACTTCTCCCATCTATAAAATATATGTGACTCTATTCGAGTCGTTCTTGTTTTTGTTTTCGCCCACGCTGGTCTTACATAAGTTGCATGGTAGTGTGTTGCACCCTCTGTAACATCAAGTGCTATTCTACCAGATAAAACTATTCTTGCATAATCTTGTGCTTTAAACCATTCTTTACTATCTCTTCTTGGTTCATCGCTTTTACCATCGCAGAACCAGCTGAACTGGCACTTATGACGAACAGGAACATCACTACCTTTATACTTTGGGCCTTGTTTTACAACTCCACATACTGTGTTAGGATAACGACTATCTGCAACACGATTCATAACTACTTGTGCAGTTGCAACTTGACCTATCATAGATTGATTCTTCGCCTCATGATAGGTGTTAAGTGCAAGACACATTAGTGCAGTTTCAATTAACATTGTTGTACTCCTCTAATAGTTTCTTTTCTAATCTGAATGCCTCTATTTCGTAAGGTCTATCTTCGTATGCAACCTTATCATTACTTATTGCGAATATATCACCACCAAACTCTTTCTTGATATGTTGCTTGATATGAACAAACTCATGAAAGATTGTAGTAAGTAAATCTTGTTCTGATAATTCTTTGTTGACTCTGATGATGTATGACCTATCGTCTGCATCGTAACAATCTCCGTCTGCGAGTAACCCCTTTACAGACTCAATTTCAATCTCATCAATCTTATGTCTAGGTATCAAATATGACTTTGCAAACCAAAGAGCATCCTCAATGGTTCGTTGTCTTTTTTTGTTGGTATTTCTAAATTCTATAAACATATCTCTCTCTATTATGTTTATATTATATACTGATTCGTTTTAATTGTCAACTACTTTATCCATACGAGTGATATTTTTTATAGGTAATTTATCTTCACCAAATATCTCTTGTAGGATTTTAAATTCTTTGATTGTATTTTCTGCAGCCTGTGCTTCACTGTCACCCTCTGCAATCAGAAAGGTGTCCTCACCATCCACATTCTTATAAAATAATTTTGTTTTATGTTTCATATTCTCTCTCTACGACCTATATGACTTTTGAGTTTTGCGAGTTGAGAGAGGTACGTCATATAGGTCGTGTTCCTTTAGGACAGATATACAGGCCCTGTCCAATGTATTTCGTAATTACCATCTAACACATTACCTCTAGGTGCGTTAGTAGCAGGTTTATTCCAACCAGCAGGTTTTAGGATATCACCCTTTTTGAATTTTGGTGTGTCTTCTTTTACAACAAACCCCCAGCATGAACCACCAGGCGTACCACCATTACCACACATAATTTTTACATACTTTGAACCAGACTTAACAACAAATCCATCGTTAAACTGACCTATCATTTTCTTTGCAACATCTGAGTTGACATCACTACCATACCTTTTAACGTAATCTGCTTTTGCAGAATTAAGTAGGTTGTCAATTCCAACTTCTAATGTTGTCGCACTTTGTTCTACTATCATAATAAATTCTCTCTCTTGTTATTAACTATACTACCAATATACACTGATTCGTTTCATTTGTCAAGTGTTATTTTTTCTATTTCATCTTCGCTCATGACACCATTCTTTATAGTTATTTTTCTGTCACCAGATATCTCTGGTATCAAACTACACTCTTCTAAGTTTACATATATAGGTCTGCCTGTATCATTATATACTTCTGTTTCTTCTAGTATATCTAAATCATAGTGAATTATTCTATCTTGTGGTTGTAAACAATAGATATCAACTCTACCCTCACTTATAAACGCAGAACCAAACCTTTCTATACATATCGCTTTCTCACCATCACCATAATACATACTTACATTTGGAAAGTTCGATGGTTCATAATTTAAACTTCGTAGGTGGTCTAGTCTTTCTTTCATAATCTTATCTAAAATTTATATTTACGTTCACTCTTATGTTTGCATCTGATTGTATGACACTACAATGTTTCATACTACCATCAAATATTACCATTTGATTTTCCACAGACTCAACTTTAGTTCCATCTTCAAATAATGTGTGACCATTATTTGAGTTTACAGAATACAAACCTACCATATGAGGCTCTGTACTATCAATGTGAAAGTTACCTTTATTGTTTTCATTTCTTTTTGGATAACAATTTACTTTTGCCCTCAACAGGTAATTAAACTTTAATCTACCAAGTAAAGGTATCAATATATTTTGGAAGTGTGAGCTATAGTGTTCAGTCTTTCCATCGTGTAATATGTGAGAGAAAAAGTAGTTGTTATCTCCATCTATAGTATTTGGTAGATAATAATAATCGAAACTACTGCCGAACAAAAAATTCTTTATACTATCTTGTATACTTTTATCTTCTATGAAGTTCGGTATCACTTCCATTATTTTATTTTAGACTCAAGGATATCAATTCTACTCGACAAGTTATTGATAGATTTATTCAAGTCATTATTTGTCGGTGGGTTATAGGTCTGTTGATATAACTGTTTTACTTTCTTGTCAAGTGTAACCATCATTCTAAATATGGTGTTGTTAGATATATCTTTTCCATCGTTGATACTCTCTACCAACTGTTCTATTTCTTTATCGTCCATCATTTCATTAACATAAATTCATCATTCCAGTTAAACGCTTCACACACCACGTTTGTAGATAACCCTTTGTATATCTGGTGCAACTTTTTGTCTTTAGTTTGTACTAAAAGTGCAGCTTCTGTTTCATGTAAACCCTCTAACAACTGAACAAACATCTGTTCTTTTTTCCATGCTGGTGTTTTACCATCTCCACCTTTTATGAAATGAAATAGTTGTCTAGACTCAGTTGCAAGTGTGGTATGTTCAGTTCCTATCGGTGCTTCATTCTTTCTATAGGGAACATCACCCTCTGGAAGAACCCATGCGATATTTGGGTCAAAAGATGCTTTCAATACAGACCTAAGTGCTGGTGTATTGTTATCTCTAAGTATCTTGACTTTTTGGTCTTTTGTTTTTGCCTTGTGTACTCTGTCAAGGACTTCTGAAAATAGTAGTGTTGTTCCTGCCATTTAAAATTCTCCAATGTTTTCAGTTAACTCTTTGAGTTTATTTTGCATAAAATAATTTAGGAGTTTACTACGATCACCATGTGGTGCGTTATTGTATTCTAATCTTATTTGATTTTTGAGTTCCTCTGGTGTTTGTGTTAAATCAATCAGAGTTAAGTTTCTTTGAAAGTTTCGTTTCACCTCATCATTCCAATCACTTCCACCACCTACCAGCCAAGATTGTATCTTCTTTCTGGTCAATGGTCTTTGTCTTAATCCATCTGTAAAAGTATTGTCTGGTGATAGTACATTCGGTACACCATCACTAGTATCACCTTTTAAGATATGTTCTTTTAAATATATAGTAGGGTCAAATCCATTGACTTGTTTTTTTGTGATAGGACTCCACTGTGTAACATTTGAATATTTCTGTAACTGAATAAAATCTTTATCTCCAGAGATTATCATAATCTTTTCATCTCTGTTTTCTTCACACAAAGATCCTATGATGTCATCTGCTTCTGCACCGAACACCTCAAGATATTTGTAGGGAAAGTTTTCTTTGATTTCTTTTCTTATCTTGTTAAGAGTTGTAAAGATATCATCCCAATCTAGGTTTGACTCTTCTCGACCCTTTCTACGACTGGCTTTATACTCTGGGAAATAATCTCTTCTCCATGAGTGTTTTGAGTCCCAAGTAAGAACTACTTCACCATATTCGTTACGATGTTCTGTTCTGTACATACGAATAGAGTTGAGTATCATGTGTCTTACCATACTCTCGTCTACAGTTTTACTTTTATTCATTTTCAAGTTCATCATCAGATTTGCAACTGCAATCTGGTTCATATCAATTATTATCATTTTTTATTAGTATAGTAAGCGTTAAAGCTCATACTCCTCCGTTCTCCGTCCACATCAAAAGGATAAACTGAATGTTTTAACCAAGATGGAAACATGAGTAGTTTACCAACCTCTGGTCTAAACGTCAAAGTGTCACTTCGTAAATCTTGTTTATCACCTTGCATGAACTGTATTGCACCACCAACAGGATAATGGTCTTCACTCTCTTTCTCAAAGAACTCGTCCATACCTTTTGGTAGTTTTAAATATATTACTGCTGATAGATGTCCACTGTGTTGATGCCATGGATTGTATTCACCTTTGTATTGACTTACTATCCATGATTGACTTATGTTTATATTCTCTTCAGTTGGGTGTAAGTTACCTTGTGTTGGGTGATGTAATATCATGTTATCAACGTATGCACAACTTTTGTTAATCATGTGTTTTAGATATCCGATACACGAACCTTTGAGAATATTCTTACAGTAATCTCCATCCTCTTTATTTACTATGGGTATCTGAACTTCTTTGTGAACTTTACCTACAAGATGGTTAGACCAATCCCATTGTGCAGATTTTTTATCATCACTTAAAACTTCATCACCTATCTTATTTACTAGGTCTATAAATCTTTTTGGTACTTCCATTTCCATTATAGTAGGACTAAATGGTGTGTGGAACTTCGCTTCACTCTTCTTCATCAAAATCTTCCTCCAAATATTCTACAAGTTCTGCAACTATGTCAGCTCTAAACTTTGTGTATATGTCACCCTCAGTTTTACTTTTCATTGGTAGTATTATATGGTTTACTAAATCAGATAGTGGGTGGTCATATCCTAACTCTCTAAACAAAAGTGCCTTTAGAGTTTCATTCATAAACCCAACGTGTCTATAAAAATTCTTTGATCCTATATCAATATCATTTTCTTTCAAGATTTGTATTAATGATACCATCGCCTTTTCAGATATCCCATCAATTGCATCCATCTCTTCTTGAATAACTTGATCTCTAGTCTTACCATCTTTGGGTGCTCTTTTAGAATCCCAAGGCCCTATGATCACATTACTCCATTGTTTTTTATCATCTACCATTTAAACCTCTTTATACTTATCATACTTAATTTTACCCTTTACACGTTCATAAGGAAACTTACCATTCCATTTTGAACATCGTGGTTGACTTGTACATTCTCTACAAAAGGGAACATTTACTGCTTCACCATCTTTTCTAATTACTTGACCATCAAAGGTATATCCATTTTTATCCCACGGCATATCATTACCAAAAGGTAAATGTTCATTTAAGTCATCTGCATTATGAATTTTATCCAAAGTTTCTTGTGGTATTTCTGGATAAACATTCTTACCCCAAAAGTCTTTGATTGATGGAATGTCTTTGTTATCTGATTTTCCAAATGCTATCATATTATCACAATCTGAAGAGTTCAACCAATTGACTTTTTCCTTATTACGAATTGCACCAACAGGACACTTAACCATACAATCATCACAACCTATACAACGATTCCACATTTTAGTATTGTGTCTTCTAGATGTCGGTATATCTACAATTGTGTTGTTGATACCTATCGCAGTGAAGTGAACATCAAACCCAAACCTATAATCGTATATTAAACTATTACGAGCTCTTACACCTAACCCTGCTCTTAATGCGGCCTCCTTGAAATTTGTATACACAGGAAACCAAGACTCATATGGAGAGTTATTCATAATCTCACAAGCACTATTGTAATGAGTGTAATCCCAATTGTGACTACCATTTGATAATATCAGACAATTAGTCAAACCACCAAAATGAATACTGTTAGTGAAATTAGAACCAAACGGATGTAATTGATATTTGATAGGCATAAGAGAAACTTCTAAGAGTTGTTCTTTTGTTATAACACCAACGTGCCAAACTTTTGTATCAAAAAAACTTTCTAAATATTTGAAAGATATCTCCTCTTCATTTTGACCAAGACTAGAGTAGTCATAGTTTGCAGTATGTCCACCAGCATATTCTACTACTACCTTACTGTTCTCCACTTAACACTCTTTTCTTGGTATTCGCCATATGCATTGTCTATCCAATCACCATGTTTTAGATAGTGTTGCATATGTCTTATGTAACCCTCTATACTATGAAACTTTGATTTCGCACCTTTTACATCTCGTCTGACCTCACCTCTCAGTGAACTCAATTGTTCCTTGTTACTCTTTATCCAATGTCTAACATTTTTCAAAGATAGAAAATGGTCATCTGGTCTTGCAAGAACCTCTGGACAAATGTTTTGATGTTGTGCAGGCCCCTTTGCTTCTCTCGCCTTTGCAAGACGTTCTATCGCAGATGCCTTCTGTTCTGGAGTCATTGGTT